GGTCGAGCTAACAGCGCGCTCTAACATCGCCTTGGAGGCGGACTGGCCTCTACGGCGCTTGGTTGTTTTCTTGGGTTTGGTCATTTCTCAATCTCCTTTGGTTCTTTCCCCGGCCAGCCGCTCAAGGCGGCGTTAGCGTACAACATCAATAAGCTCCCTCACCCGTACTGGTGTGAAAACCCAATCAGCGCAGCAATCGCGCCGTCCTTTGTATTTTTCCATGTGCGAACGGCACCAGTCTCTTGCTGCTGCGCGAGTCGTGAACAACAGCGGCCTTGTCGGCTCGCCTTTATGGCGAACAGAAATCATGCTGTTGTCCCACGCCTCACCAATCAACAAGGGGTCTCCTTTGGGACTGGAGAATATAATGCCCCACAGTCGTCGGTCCCATTTCACGCTAACAACTGGCTGGAGCCGACGCCGGGGACGATGCACGGTGTTTACTATTAGTTTCATGGCCGGCGCGTCTCATCCATGGCGTTAGAGCGCGCACGCCCCATTCCGGTTTCCGGCGTGTCGGTCTGATACGACTCCTGTGGAAATTTACAACATCCACAGCATCAGCATCCCGGTAACCTGACAGGGAGTTATCAATCCCGACGCTGGCCCAGTGAACGAGCACAGTCAAATCTCCACGGCTAATATCAACGGTCGAGCTAACAGCGCGCTCTAACATCGCCTTGGAGGCGGACTGGCCTCTACGGCGCTTGGTTGCTTTCTTGGTCTTTGTCATTTCTCGGTTTCCTTTGTTTCTTTCCACGGCCAGTCGCTCAAGGCGGCGTTATGCATTACTTCGGGCAAAATGCCATTATCAATGATGTAAATAATATCGACCCAATCGCCTAAGGTGTACCAAAAAATCATTGCGAGTAATATGTTCCCGAGAGATCCTAGGTAAAAGATCTCCATAACTAAGACCTCGCAGATCGATTTTTTTCGGCGTGCTTGCGAACAACTTCCAGCACCTTAGATTCTTCTACACTAGTCAACGGAGTCTTGACCCCCATCTCTGCCGCTAACCGAGCTGCTAACGTACGCGACTGCGCGGCACTGACCATGAGCTTGAGTGCTTTGTAGATCGCCACGGTAATCAGTCCGATAGTCGTTGTCTTATAGACCAACCACATCGCTAAGACAGCGATCCCCATGTACCCAGTCGACTTCGCCATCTCCAAAATCTGTTTCAGAATCTCGATGTCCATCTGTATACTCCTGTTTGATCATTAGACCTACTGCCCCGCGACCCATCCGACGCTGCTTGGCGATTACGCCACTCCGGCTTGGGGCTCGGCAACCAGCGACGCTCATCGCGTCGACGAGCCGGTGCGTAGGACGCGGGGGTTCGGCAAACCCTCTTAGAACTTGCTCTTTCGGCCTGCGGCGATCTTCGGCTTCAGCTTCTCGCGTTTCTCTTTCTTCGGTTTGCGCTCGCTGTAACCACTGACGTCGAACGGCTGAAGCAGCGCATCTTGCACGGCGTCTCGTTTCCCGATCAACGCCGTCAACGTCTTGCGGTCGGAGATCTCCTCCTCGAACTGCGGGATCACCACCGGTGTCGTCGCCTCCTCGTCGAACGACAGCGCCGTGACAATGCTGAACAGCGGCAGCTGTAACCCCTCGGTGACCTTCTTAAGGTAGCCACGGAAGTGCTTCGTGCTCGTCGGCGGAAGACGCATCAGCGCCGGGTCGGCCTTTTCCACGTAACCGGCGTCGAACTTCTTCGTCGCCGTGCTGAGCAACGCCAGCCGGATGCTGTTCTTGCAGGCCTTACCCTTACCGGTGTCCGCCGTCCCAAACTGGTTGTGCGGGCATTCCCTGCAGCTCTCCGCCTGCGGCTTCGGGCTGGACTCGTGCGGTGCGAGATCGTCGAGTGTCTTCGCGACGGCGAAACAAACCGGTGGCTGTGGGGTCTCCGGATCCCACTTGCCTTCGTACAGCGCATTCTCGAAGCCATAGTCAATCGCCACGACCTTCAGCGGATCCTCGAGCACCGCCCCCTGAAACGAGAAGTTCTTACCACGAATGCTGATGTAACTCCCGCCGCCAGACGGCAACCGCGCGCTGTCTTCCTTGGCATACTTCGCCAGCTCAGCGCGATAGTCGCCGACCTTGCCGAGCGCCTTGCCGCGCGGCTTGCTCACTGCTAAGTCTTTTGCCATCTTCTGTCTCCTGCTTTGGGTTGATGTTGAACAGCTACTTCTTGCGGCCTTTTCCAAAAAGGAAGAGGTGCCGCGCCTTGAATGGGCACTTTGAACGAACGCCCTTGAGTTCGAACCACGCCTGCCCGCAGAGCTTGCAGCGCCTGATCGTCGTCTCCTTCTTGCTGCGGTGACTCATTTGGCCTGTACGCACAAGTGCAAAGGTTCCCGCGCCTCGACGAACGTCCCGCCGCGCGCCACGCACTCCGCACGCAACCGATCGTCGTCCTTGTGCGCCGACGCAACGATCAGCCCCGCGGCAGCAACTGCGACAAATATCAAGATGATCAAAAATATTCCGTTCATGGGTTTACAACCTTGAATTCCAAATCGCGTATCCGCTGACTCTGAGTGTTTGAAAGATACTCAAACGCTCGGCAACGAACGATGAGTTGATTCACCTCCTCTGCCTCTAACAACCTCCATTTTCGATAACTGTCTCGCAGACCTTGCCGACAGACGAAGGAACCGTTCTCGTCATAGCCCGCGATGATGATCTGTCCTTCCAATTCTCGAATTCTGGCTTTCAACTCTTCGTCGGTCGCCGCTTCGAATCTCCCCTTCTTGAAGCCCTGCGCGTAGGCGAGGTGAAAATCGCAAAGAACCGTCTCGTGCCCAAAACGCAGACGACTCCAAACGTACCGAGCCCACGCCAAGATCAAGTTCAACGGAACTGGCGCGCAAATAGTCTGGTCCGAAGTGTAGTCTCGCTCCACGACGCCGTAATAAGGTGGAACCTCCATACCGCGACCGACCTTCTTGATGACCTTCATGCTCTCGCCTCGTACTTGATCGGCTCCTCTCCGTACCCAATTTCCAACGCAGAAACGACCACGCTTTGATACAACGCATTCTTCAGTATCATTTCTTCTTCCTCTTTTGAAATGGAACGTCCTTCGCCGGTTCCTCGACTTCCAATACCGCCACGGCCTCGCCCTCTTTGACCTCGATCACCAGCGTCTCGGTCGGCGATCGCCGAATGCGAAGCGAGAGTTCAAGATCCGTGAGGATGATCTTCTGAATACCGACGCGAAGCGGAGCGGTTGGTGGACCCATCACTTCCTCCTTCCCTTGATTGCCGTCACTCGCAGCGTCACGCGATGGAACGTCGTCACGCCAGGAACCGTTTTCCCCTCCGCCACCCGCTCGAGCCACGCGGACTTGCTCATGCGGCGCTGAAACAGGTCCCACCCCTTCGTCTTCGCCACGAACTTGCACAGCTTTTCGAAATCTTCGATCTGCGGCAAGTCCTCCGCGACCACGGACGCCACGCCCAGCGCGCCGCGCGCGCCGTCGAGCTTAGACTTCTGGATGCGCGCGAGGAGCTTGTCCTTCTTCTCCGTGATCGCCTTGTCGGCCGCGGTGACCTTTGCCTCTAGCGCGTCGCGCTGCTTCTGCAGCTTCGCGATCTCGTCGATCGCCTTTCCAATACTGGCGTTACTTTTCATCGACCCCCTCCCTCTTGTTCGGCACCAACGTAGCAAACATTCTGTCGATCTGATCGATCAGTTTTTCCAATTGCAGTCGATCCTCCAACGAGACGGCGACCTCGGACTTCACGTTCGCGAGCCGTTCGCGAGCCTCGTAAAGATCCCCCGCGGCTTGGAGCTTTGACATCTGAAAACCGGTGATCATCTTACAGTTCCTCCTCTGCATCAGAAACGGGATCGTACAGACCAAACAAGAACTTCAAGCGCTGCCAGACACCCATGCGCATCACGACGTAGGTCAACGTTCGATACTTACGTTCGACGTGGAACCCTCTTTCCGCTTGGAACTCAGCCTCCTTCGTCCGTTGGACCAAAGCCCGCACCGGAACGCCAAGCAAGTTTTCGGCCTCCTCCGTCAGCGCAACGAGGACGTCCGGTCGCCCGACTTCGCAAAGGTGGATGATTGGGACTATCTTTTCTTGTACCTGAAAATCTTCTAGTTCAGGCAAAACGAAATCCTCGGAAGTCGCAATCGAAAGTGGTCGTTCCGTTACAAAATAGCGTACCTCGTCGCTCGAACAACGCACGCCCTCACAGGTTCTGAGACTCATGACTATGGTCACTTTTTCCACGACAGCACCTTCCTTTCTTCGGTCTCGCTATTCATTTTTATCTCCGGTCTTATTGTGAATCGTGCCTTGTATCCACGCGTTCAAGAATGGCTGGAAGACCTGTTTATGGATTATTGCCAACTCCGACGGGTTGCCCTCAGCGTCGCGAAGCGGCTCCGCCCCAACGTTCTTTTCGAAGTTCGCAGGTTGGTGAAACCAAAATTCTCTCGGCTTGTCTTGAAAGGCGTGCCGCCAAGTGAGGACGATGTAATACCCGCCCGAGCCCATGTGGTCTTCAAACTGAGGTTCTCGAATCTCTTGTATCGTGTCCAAATCGACCCAGATGTCCGCCTTCGGAATTTTGTACGGTCTCATCGCTCCGCCTCCTTTCTTAGCATCGTTACGTTGATCTTCAGATACTTCGTCTCATCTTCCAAGCGCTTCAGCGCTTCAGTTCGCGCCGGCTTACTCTTCGCGCGCAGTAACTCGTTGAGCGCGTAATTGATCGACGCCGTGATCAGGTACACGGGGCGCGCGGCTTCGGCGAGGGGGTCTCTTTTTGAACCTTTTTTCATAAAGGTATTATTTATTTTTAGAAGCTCCGAATAAAGTTCTTTTTTATTCAAGGCGCCAACCCCTTATTTTTCAGGGGTTCAGAACTTTGCTTTCTTTTCTTCGGTGGTCAAGGGACGTTCTTTTTGGTATTGCGCACGACGTTCATAATGGTCGGCCCGGTTCCAACGTTCTCGGTCACGGATCGCCCAAAGTTTCTTTGTAACTTCTGAATTTGAACCCTCTACCACTTTTGTAATTTGTGCTGGGTGAAAACGTGCACGGCGCAAGGCTTTGCTCATCGCAATGAGGCTGCTCTTTTTCTGATTCAAAGGGTCATACAACGCCATTAACTCCTGCGTCGTCCAAAAGACTCGTTTGATTGGCTTCCCATCAATCTGCAAAATGTTGTCGGGGTGGTCATAAAGTTCGATGGCCCAGTTGTCCATTTCACTGCGACTGAGCTCAATCATATTGGACTTCGCTTCGGTCAATGGTGCAGGGGCTTTCGGGTTGAATTCTGAACAATCAATACCGTTTAAGAGGTGGTGAAAAAGCGCCGCAGCGCCGTTCTCTTTCCACAGCCAGGTATCGTATTGCTTGTAAAACTTCTCCGGTAATGGGTCCCCGTTGATCTCAAAGATAAAGAAGCGCCGATCTGCGCGCCCTAGAAAAAAGGCATCGGGCTGATTGGTGGTGAAGAGATAGTTAATACAGTCCGAGACGGTGTAGGTGGGTTGGTACTTTTTATCAATGATCATCGTTTCCCGAGTGACCATGACCTTGAGTAGATCGGCATCGGCCCGCCGATCAGACCCCGTGACGTCGTCCCCGAGAACAAATTGTTTATTGACACTCCACTCGTTGAAACTCTTATGAATATCGCTTTGGGTGATGGCGCTGAAATTAGACCCGTAAATCTTTCCCATCGTAATTCCGATCAAAGACTTGCCAACGCCTTCACTGAGTGAAAAGAGAACAGCAGAAGTGTACATCTTTGCGCCGGGATTTTGTAGAGGGTAAGCCAACCATTGTAGAAACCAGCGTTTGTGTTCCGGCGCGGCTTTGAAAATATATTCGAGCAACTGCGCCCACGGCGTGATATCGCCTTTCTGAGGTACCACACCCCAACCGGTCCACAGATTGTATTCGTTTTTCTCAGTGACGAGAGGTTGCCCCGGGCTGTAGGTCAATCGATCATGCGTGCGACGATGCGGCCAACGGAGCCACTCATTGGCGACACTGAGACGTTTCATTCCGTCTGTTGATTCGACCGCGACAAGACGGTTGGCGTAAGTCACGCTGACCAACGTTTGCTTCGTGACAAAATTATTACTTTCGAGCTTCAGAATTCCCTCGGAATCTTTGATATAGGCCAATTCATTGTTCATTGCCCAAAGTTGTTCCCCGAGTTCCCCTAAGAGTTGTTCTCTTGAGAGTGTGAGAAAAGATTTTTCACCTTTGAATTCTAAATAGTCATCTAACCCTATTTTTTCGTTGTTCGCAGAAGGGAGTTTGACCGTATATGGGGTTGCCCCTAATGAAATCAGTTCTTTTCCTAACGCAAAAAGGGCTTGTTGAACTTCTTGCTTTTCGTGAACGTCAGAATCGAAGACCACCACCACTGTTCGGTTTTTCCAATTGAACGCCTTAAAATCTTCGATCAAAGAAATTCCTTTTTTCGCGGCTCGCCAAGACCAGACGCCGCCTAAGCCAATGCAAGGGATTCCGGCTTTACAGGCTCGAGCGGCTTTCTTTTCCCCCTCCGTTATATAAAGCGAAGTTTCTTCATCAGCGGCAACTGCTCGCCAGTCCAAGAACGGTGGTAGATACAGGCTAGGAAGCGTTCCTGAGGGCTGCCAATATCGTGGCGGCTTTTTCCAACGGTGCCCCGCGGTTCGTGCTGGCACGGGCAAGTCCAAGAATCGCAGTCGGAAGAATCGGGTGGGCTTTCCATCGAGAGTCCAGTAGGGGATTCGGTAGGCGGCGACACTAAAGTGATCTGTGAGTGTTTGTGTTCGGGGTTCATTGAGCACCTCGATGCGAAGGTTTTTGAAATCTTTTGGGTTCAATCCACTGCGAGCTAGGTCTGACAGAGCTCTCAGACGTAGTAAATGCGGGGTGGAGACGGCCATTCAAATTATTCCTCGCCAAGGGTGTTTTAGGGTGGCCAGTAGTTTAAGGCGTAACTATTTTGTAGACCCGGTTTTTGTATAACCGTTTGATTTATAACGTAAAACGGGCGTCTAACAGAGGTTAAATTCGTCGGTTACGGTTATTGGTTACTTAGGGCTCTAACCCTCTATATCAGGGTATATAGGAGCGATCTAATATACTATTTATATACTTTCACTTTGTTAAAAGAGTAAAAAGAATAAAAAGGGTAACTAGCTCTAATTTTCAAGGGTTACGCATTTTTGTTATCGTAACTGAATCGTAACTGAAATTCTGTTAATTTTCCGCGCGTATACTTGTCAGCATGAAGAAACGCGCCGCCTCCACTCATTCTCTTCGCCATTCAGCGAAGCAGAAGCGGTCTCCAAAACAAATCAAGAAAAAGAAATCTAAAGATCTCGAAATCTCTACTCGAGGTGTCCACGGAAGTCGGGCTCCCCATCGGGCAGACGGGGGATTCGCGGAGCAACTAACCTCTCAAAAAAGAGAGCAATTTCTCGAGCAACTGCGGACCCATTCCAACGTGACCAAGGCTTGCGAAGAAATCGGGTTCTCCAAAGTTTCTCTTTATGCCCTGAAGAAGCGTGATGCCGAATTCTCGAAAGAGTGGGATCTCGCCATCAAGGAAGGCGTTACCTGTCTGGAGGACGAAGCCAAGCGTCGTGCCACGGGGTATGAAGAAGAAGTCTATTTCAAAGGTGAATACAGAGGCACCGTTAAAAAATACTCAGACATCCTGCTAATCACCCTTCTCAATGCGCATTGGCCGGAGAAGTATCGTCGCAATAACGCCGAGACACAGCCTCCTGTTTCTCCCGACGACCAGCGCCGTCTCGCGGAGGCCCGCAACGTACTCCAACGTCTTGACACCGACGAGCTCGCCGCCATCGCCACGGTGATGGAGAAGGCGACGGAGCGCGCGGTGGCCCGGGCCGTGGCGCCGAACGGGAAGAGGACGTTGCAATGATCTCCTTGCTGCTGACGCTCCTCTTGATGATCGCCGTCTTCTTCATTCAGAAGTGGAATCCACTGGTCGCCGGGTTGCTTGCTGTCATCCCCATTAAGATCATTGGAACATCCCTGATGGTCTTAGAGGAAGGCTCTATAACAGAGTTTGTCAAAGTTGTTGAGGGGATGCTGATCGGTCAGTTCGTTATTGGATTTGTACTCCTTGGTGTCTGGTGGTGGCTGCGATGAGCGCTTCGAACTTCGTAGAGACGGAACGCGTTCGTCGCCTTATGATGCATCAGCCGCAGGAGCCGCGTCCATGCGATCGTTGCAAGAAGGAGACCATGACGTGCGATCGCTGCGGAGACCAAGTAAAGATCGTCGATCAAACCTCCCTTTGGCACATCGGATGGTGCGAGCGTTGCGCATACCACGTCGAGGAAAATTGTAAGAAGGTGACCGCCGCGTTCGTTCAAAATACGAGTGAGAAACTCGGTTATCCGCATTACTTCGCAGATCATCAGCACTGTCTCAAGTGCGGTCGGTCGGAAGCGCTTCCTGATGTAGACAATTGCACCATGTCTGACGAAGAGTGGGATGCGCGTCGCAGGAAGGAGGTTGGCAGATGACCTCAGCCCTCGCTCAGCTCAAGCAGTACGGCTTCGACAAGATCACGCTTGACGACGTGCAGACGGAGCTCGCCGAGCGCAGCCTCTCCCACTTCCTCCGCCAGGCATGGCACGTGCTGGAGCCGAGCACCGCCTACCGCCACGGCTGGCACGTTGATGCAATTGCCGAGCATCTCGAGGCCGTGAGTACCGGGCAGATTCAAAACCTCGTGATCAACGTTCCGCCGGGCTATATGAAGTCACTCGAAACCTCGGTCTTCTGGCCGGCTTGGGAGTGGGGTCCGCGTAATCAGTCACATCTACGATGGATCACTGGGTCGTACTCCGGTGAGCTCTCCGTTCGTGACAACAATAAGATGCGTGCGCTGATTTCCTCGCCGTGGTATCAGCGTCGCTGGGGAGATCGGTTCCGCATCACGAAGGACAACGAGAGCCGTGTCGAGAACAACAAGACGGGGTTGCGCATCGCGTCGTCCGTCGGCGGCCTCGGCACCGGCGAGCGCGTTCACCGCGCGATTCATGACGACCTTCTCCGTGCTCAGGACACGCACTCCGCCGCGATGCGAAAGCAGGCGGAGGACTATCTTCGCGCCATGTCCACTCGCGGCGTGAGCCCAGAGGAGTATCGGCAGGTGCTGATCATGCAGCGTCTTCATGAGCAAGACCCGACGGGCTACGTTTTACAGCAAGGCGGCTGGGAGCATCTTTGCCTCCCGGCGTCGTACGAGCCGAAGCGCACGATCTACATCGGTGGTCAGAAGCGCACGATCGAAGTCAAGAAAACGCCGACGGCGATTGGGTGGATTGATCCGCGTAAGAAGGAAGGCGAGCCGCTTTGGCCGGAGATGTACCCGAAGGCAGAGATCGCCAAGCTCAAGGTTTCGCTGGGCACCTACGGGTACTCCGGGCAGCTGCAGCAGCGCCCGGCTCCGGCGGACGGCGGCGTCGTGCTGCGTTCTTGGTGGAAGTATTACGTTGAGAAACCGGCGCGCTTTGATCATGTGATTGATTCCTGGGACATGGCGTTCAAGGACACGAAGAACAGTGCGTTCGTCGTTGGTCAGAAGTGGGGCGCGGTCGGATCGCGGCGTTACCTGATCAAGCAGGTTCGTGAGAAGATGGACTTTGTCATGTCCGCCAAGGCAACCAAGGGGCTGAAAACATCTGATACTGAAGCGGTATTGATCGAGGACAAGGCCAACGGTCCCGCGATTATCGCGTCGCTGAAGAAGGAGGTCGGCGGCATCGTTCCCGTCGAGCCAGACGGTGGAAAGGAAGCCCGTGCGCACTCGGAATCTCCGCTCATCGAAGCCGGTGACGTCTTCCTCCCAGCGATCGCGATTAGCGACGACGGTACTCCGGTGCTCGAGGCTTGGGTACAGGATTTCATCGATGAGTGGTGCGCAGTGCCGAACGGCGAGTACTGGGATCAGGTGGACGCGTGCACTCAGGCGCTGCGTTACATGCGTCGCTACGAGAAGAGGGCGAACGTCTCGCCGTGGAGTTCGACGGGTCAGAGCAACTTCAGGGGACAGGCATGAACATCGCGGCTCAGATACAGATTGCGAAGAGTTGGTTGATACTGAACAAGCACGGTGACGGATCACATGATGAGAGCGATCATGGGAATCGGGGTGGTTCGTCACGAGAATTTCGTGGTCAATTGGGGGTTGGAGAAAGTACACAGATAGATGAATTTAAAATTACTCGACACTCAAATCAATCTGGGTGGGGTCATGACCGAAAGCCTGTAGTGATAGAGCGTTATCGAGTAGAGACAAAAGGATTGTCGACGTGGCTTCAACATTTACCAACAAATGAAGAATTGAATAATCTTCGCCAATTAAGAGATCGTCGTCCTGCAAATCTTATTGAACTTACGCCCCCACGTCGTGGAAGAGGAAGGAAGAAATAATGGTCACTAAGAAACCTAAGAAACCTTCTTCCGCCGTCACGAGTGTTGTTGGCTCCAGCGGCCTTGTCCACTATTCAGGCTATGTCAGCGAAGAATTCCTGACGGCGCTCAAGGGTTCGAAGGGTGTCAAGATCTTCAAGGAGATGCGCGACAACGACCCGGTGATCGGCGCGGTCTTGTTTGCGATCGACATGTTGCTGCGTGGTGTTGAATGGCGTGTCGAAGGCGAATCGAAATCTCCCGACGACGAGGCCGCGGCGGTCTACGTTGACGAGTGCATGAAGGACATGCGGGTCCGCTGGTCGGATCTGATCTCTGAGATCCTCACCATGCTGACGTTCGGTTGGGCACTGTTTGAGGTGGTCTACAAGCGGCGTAACGGCGTGAAGGATGATCCGTACGCTAGCAGTAAGTACGACGACGGAAAGCTGGGATGGGGATCCATCGAGCTTCGTGCGCAGGAGACACTGCTGAACTGGAACATCGCGGACCGCGGAGAGCTGCTCGGTATGGTGCAGCAGTCGGCGCCTCGTTATCAGGTGGTCGAGATCCCGATGAGCAAGTGCCTGCTGTTCCGCACCACGTCGCATAAGAATAACCCTGAGGGCCGGAGCGTTCTGCGCAATGCCTACCGGCCGTGGTACTTCAAGAAGCGTATTGAGGAGGTTGAGGGTATCGGCGTTGAGCGCGACCTCGCTGGCTTACCCGTCATTCTCGCTCCTTCGCGCATCATGTCGTCGACGGCCAGTTCAGATGATCAAGCGATCTTTGCGGAGCTGAAGAAGATCGTGACTGGTATCCGGCGTGACGAGCAGGAAGGCGTCATCATGCCGAGTGACGTTGACGAAAGTGGGAAGCCGCTCTACGAGCTCAAGCTGTTGAGCACCGGGGGCTCGCGGCAGTTTGACACTGACAAGATCGTGAATCGCTACGATCAACGCATTGCGATGACGGTGCTGGCGGATTTTATCCTTCTCGGTCATGAGAAGGTCGGTAGCTTTGCGCTGTCATCTGACAAGACGGATCTCTTCGCCGTGGCGCTGGGTGCTTGGTTGATGTCGATCGCGGATGTGCTGACTGATGAAGCGAATAAGCTGCTGAGCTTGAACGGTATGCCCGGGCGCGTTCGACTAGCCCACGAAGACATCGAGGGTCCGGATCTCGTGGAGTTGGGGGATTACGTAACGAAGATCACTGGCGCCGGCGTGCCGCTGTTCCCCGATCCGGAGTTGGAAGGTTATCTGAAGAAAGCGGCGAATCTGCCGAGTTCCGACGAGTCGTTGGGTCGAAAAAAGCGTAAGCCTATTCCGAAGAAGGAGGAAGAAGGTGGCGACGAAGACTGAGTTGTCCGTTTGCACAAGAGAGCTGGATGAGATCAGTGACTTCATCGAACGCAACATGGAGCGATTGCGCTCAGCGCCACAGTTCGCGTCGCACCTAGCTCAATTGTTGACTGATCCAAAGTCGTACATCTTTTTTCGTGACAAGGACGGAATGCACATGGAACCCGGGATGCCGTTGTTAAATGCCATAGCCGCGATGCGGCGAGGAGGTTGTCGATGAGTACGTTGATCGGAGTACTGGTGGTTGGGATGCTTGCTGCGGCGGGCTGGTACTTGTACAAGGGTGGATACTTGGGCAGCTTGATCGCCAAGTTCAGAGCAAAGACCAAGAAGAGGAAGTGAGCGCCGTGTACACCACTGCCATCTCCAAGGTCACTCCGACCGGCGCGTACCGAGCGCTGCACGCGCTGGCGGACCGCTTCGAGCCGCGTGTTCGGCGCGCATTTCTCGATGCGGTCGAGCGGCTGCGTGGCTCGGTGACGATCCGACAACTGCAGGAAGCGGTGGAGCTCGGAGACGCGGAGCGTGTGGTGGATCTGCTGGGGTGGGATGAGTACCGCGCGGGGATGCGCGGCGTGACGGCGTTGCTGCGCGAAGAGGTTGTTGAGTCGGCTGGGATGGGCGGTGTACAGTTGATCGGCATCGTCGGTCGAGACGTGGCGTTCGATGTGCTCAACCCGGCGTCCGCGTCGTTTATCCGTCAATACGAGTTCGGGCTGATTCGCGAGATCGAGGACGAGACGCGAGACGCGATTCGTCAGATCGTGCTTGACGCCTTTGAGGAAGGTGGCCATCCGTACCAGCAGGCGCGTGAGATTCGGATGCTGATCGGGCTCACAGAGCGACAAATGGGTGCAGTATCCAACTACTGGGACACGCTGCTGGAGACGGGCATGAGCGACGCGCGAGCGGAGCAGCTAGCGATGCAGTATTACGGTCGGTTGTTGAATGCTCGCGCTCGGACGGTTGCGAGAACGGAGACGATTCGCGCGGCGGGGATGGGGCGCGAGGCACTGTGGGCGCAGGCCGTCGAGCAGGGTTTGCTAGACCCGACTGCGACGCGGCGCCAGTGGCTCATCACGCCGGATGACAGACTGTGTCCCGTCTGCGAGGCGATTCCTGAGATGAATCCGGACGGTGTGAGGCTGAACGAGCCGTTCCGATCAGCGGAGGGCTGGGTGAATCAGGAACCCGCCCATCCAAATTGTCGTTGCAGCGTTGTCTTGTCAACTATCGGATGAGGAGAGCGAACATGTTACGTTGGATGTTGGTGGTTACTGCGTTGGTGTTGTCGTTGATCGTGATACCTGCTCAGGCCTCGGGTGCTTGTCCGCTGCGCCACTGCGATGACGATTCAGAGACGACGGTGAACAACAGCTACTTCCTCAAGAAGGATCGGCTGACTTTCGAGGATTATGCGAAGAGCGTCGGCATCACGGCGGTCGTCGGCTGTGGGCTCTACGCCGGTTATCAAGGGTTGGAGAACAAGCGGTGGCGGTGGCCCATCCAATGGTGCACTGACTTCCTGCGGAAGGAGGTGCGGGCGGCCGATAATGGCCGCGTAACACCGGATAACTTGTCAGATCGTCCGATCGGCGTGAGGGTCTATCAATGAACTACGAGACCAAACGCAGATTGATCGCTGCGGGGTTAGCTGTATTCACAACGCTGACCGGTGCGGCCGCTGGATATGGCGGTGGGAAGATGGCCGTCGCTACGCGCGATTGCCCCGTTTGTCCGGAGTGTCCGAAGAAAGTGGAGGCGGAGATTGTCAAGCCGCTGAAGGTTGAAATCTACGACTTGAGGAAAAGATGATGACCGACATCGACAAACGGTTCACTGCTCAGATCGTCAAGGCCGACGCCGACCAGAACATGGTGTTCGGTTGGGCCTCCGTGATCGAGAACGCAGACGGTACGCCAGCTGTCGACTCGCAGGGTGATGTGATCTATCCCGACGAACTGGAGAAGGCGGCGTACAAGTTCGTCCTCGAGGTGCGCAAGGCCGGTGAGATGCATCGTCGGGTCGAAGGTGTCGGTGAGCTGGTTGAATCGGTCGTGCTGACGAAGGCAAAACGCGAGGCCATGGGATTGCCCGCGGGCGCGACTGGTTGGTGGGTCGGGTTCAAGGTAGCACCTGAAATCTTCGCGAAGGTGAAGAGCGGAGAATATAGTGGGTTCAGTATCGGCGGGCGCGGCTTGCGAAAGGAGATCAGAGAATGAAGAACTTACTTACAGACCTCGACCTGAGCGAAGTCTCACTGGTCGACAAGGGCGCGAATCCTGGCGCGCTGATCACGCTGTACAAACGTGACGAACAGGGCCGCGAGATCATTGATGTCAGCAAGGTCAAGTTGCAGAACGCGATCGCGAAGAGTCGGTTGACTCTGGCTAAGAACGCTGAGCATGATCAAAAGACGCATGGGAATCGTGGTGGAGGTGGCGGGGTTGACTCCTCGAGTCGTTTTGTATCGGATGCGAAAGATGCAAGTGATGAAGGCGACTTGATGAAGAAAGAGGCTGAGAAATTTGAGCAACTCTACAATCGGTACCGTGGAAACACTCAGCAGGGTCGTGCTTATTTCAAAGTCAAAGAGGGGTACGAACGAGCAGCTGAATTCTACGATCGTGCGGCGGAACATTTTAATGCCGGGCGAGAAATGGCTGGGGAGCTGGCATTAGAACGCGCAGAACGCTGGAGCGAGGCAGCAGAACAACTTGCAAGAAGTCTTGGAAAGTGAATCAAAGAGCTCCGTATTCGGAAGCTGAAGCAAAGAGCACTCAGACTCATTCTGAGTAATTTAGACAGGAGGCCACATGGCCGAGAACTACGAAGAGGTGAAGAAGCAGATAGACGAGCTGGTGGAGCTGAACAAGCAGCTCTCGGCTCAGAACGAAGAGCTGAAGAAATCCAACGCGCAGCTGCAGAGTGATGTTGATGACCTGTTGGCCAAAGGTGAAGACGGCGCGGAGTGCAAGATGGAGGACGGTTCGTCAGGCATGATGAAGGACGGCAAGTGCGTCGCCAAGATCGACAAGGCCGCGGTGCCTGAGTCGGTGCAGAAGGCGCTGGATGAACAGGCGGCAATTATCAAGAAGCAGGCTGACGACATCGCCAAGATGCGCGAGAAAGAAGATCTGCGCGAGTGGGTATCTAAGGCGGCGTCGTACCCGAATCTGCCGATCAAGGCTGAGGAGTTGGGCCCGATCTTGAAGTCCGCTGCTGGCATCATGTCGCCGGAGCATTTCAAGGAGCTGGACCGCGTACTCAAAGCCGGCGACGCGGCGTGCAAAGAGTTGACCAAGATGACCGGCAATCGTGGTAACGGCGGCGAAGAGACCGCGTATGACAAGCTCTCCGGTCTGGCCAAGCAGGAGCAGGAGAAGAGTGGCGTCACGTTCGAGAAGGCGTTCGAGAAAGTTTCGAAGCAGCATCCGGACCTGATGAAGAAGCACGGCGAAGAGCAGCGCGCTCTTCGGCAGCACTGATCGATCAACCAACGGAGGTAACAGATTATGGCATGGGAAATCACGGGCTTTGCGCCCGGTGGCCTGAAGGCCGCGGCCAGCTTGGCGACCAAGCAGTATTACGGCGTCAAGGTGACCGCGGACAATCAGGTGAACATCGTGACGGCGGACGGCGAGCCAGCGATCGGCATTCTTCAGAATGCTCCGGCCTCGGGTGAGGCGGCCGAGGTGATGATGATGGGCATCTCGAAGGTGTACGTCGGCACGGCGCTGAGCGCTGGGCAGCTGTGGGGTTTCGACGCCAGCGGTCAGGCGGAACCGAAGGAAGACAACAACACGGGCGCGTCGCTGGGTAACTGGGCCCTCGGTCAGGTGATCGAAGGCGCAGCGGCCGGCGAGTATGCCACCGTCACCGTCGGTTTGTTCACCGGCCTGATCGGCAGCACCTTCGGCGCTGGCTGATCGTTAACTGATTAACTGAAAGGAGATACAAGCTATGCCACTTCCCACTCATGGCCAGGTGCACATCGACGCAGCCCTGACCAATATCTCGACGGCGTACCTGCAGGATGCGACGAACTTCGTCGCAGGGCGGGTGTTCCCGACGGTCCCTGTCGATCACAAGTCGGACAAGTATTTCACCTACACCAAGGGCGACTTCCGCCGCAACAATGCCAAGCCGCGAGCCGCGGGTACGGAGTCTGCTGGTGGCGGGTTCCGCATGTCCACGGACAACTACTCGTGCGAGACTTACGCTCTGCACAAGGACGTCCCGGACGACATTCGCAACAACGCAGACCCGGCGGTGAACGTTGACGCTGACGCTACCCGGTTCGTGACCGAGCAGCTGCTGATCCAGAAGGAAGTCCAGTGGGCATCGGACTACTTCACGACCGGCGTCTGGGCAACGGACGTGGTGGGTACCACTAACTTTACCAAGTGGGACGACGCGTCTTCTGATCCAGAGACTGATATCGACACCGGCAAGGCGGCGCTGCTGAAACTCGGCAAAATCCCCAACACGCTGGTTGTCGGTTACTCGGTTCATCAAGCACTGAAGAAGCACCCGTTGATCGTGGAGCGCTACAAGCACACCACGGCGGAGTCGATCACTGCGGACATGATCGCAGCGTTTCTCGAGATCGATCGCTACATTGTGGCGATGGCGTCGTACAACACGGCAGCGGAGGGTGCGACGGACGTGGATGCCATGATCTTGGGTAATCACGCGCTGCTGTGCTATGTAGCGCCGAGTCCGGGTCTGCTTCAGGTGTCTTCGGGTTACACCTTCGTGTGGCGCAACGCCAACGGCGGCCTGAATAGCTCGGGTATGGCCGTCTCGTCGTTCCGGATGCAGCATCTGAAGTCGGATCGGGTCGAGGGCGAGTTCACGTATGACCACAAGGTTGTGGCCTCGGACTTGGGCTATTTCTTCAGTGCGGCGGTTGGCTGATCCCATGGCTAACGCAGAGCTGGGCGTGTACGGCGGAGTCGCGAGGCGCGCATTCAAGCTGAAGGGAGAGGACGTGAAGGTGGGGGATCCGGTGACAGCAGCAATGCTCGAGGGTCTCTCGCCGCGTCATCTCAAGTCGCTGGGGAATGCAGGATACGTGACGTATTACAATCAGGCCGCTTCGGGGCAACCGGCGCAGAAGCCGACGAAGCCGAAGGCGGGTCGCAAGCAGAGGAAATAATCAATGGCAACGAAGAGAAAACCCGTCAGCCTGACCAAGGGTGCGGTGGGATCAAAGTCAGGCGTGATGTTTGGAGACGGCGTGTGGCTGTTCACAAATAGCACTGCCCCAACCAATGGCACTTCGGGAACGGGTGCCGACTGGGCAGGCCCGGGCTCAATGTGCGTGGCTGTAGACACAGGCGAAATCTACACCAATCAAGGCACGAAGGCCAGCCCGACGTGGGTCAACCAGACTTGATGAGGAGGTACGATGATCATCGTTCCGCATAAGAAGGCAACGGCAATCACGCCCAACGACTCGACGGTGATCGCTGCAACCCGGGCTGTCTATGTGGGTGGAGCTGGGGCGCTGACGGTGACGATGCACGACGGGACGAACGCGACGTTTGCGGCGGTCCCGGCGGGCACAACGTTGCCGATCTCCGTCACGAAGATCTTGTCAACGGGGACCGCGGCGACGTCGATCGTGGCACTGTATTGAGGGCGACGACATGACCTGGACTTACAGTGGGGACCCAAGCTCGACGAACCGCGACGCGGTACGGTTCTTGGTCGGGGACACGGACAACACCGACCAGTTGGTGACGGACGAAGAGATCGCCTACGCGCTAGCTCAGGAGGGAAACGCCTACAACGCAGCGGCGCGTATGGCTCGGGGCTTGGCCAGTAAGTTCGCGCGCCACCCGGACCAGTCGCTCGGTGACTTGAGCATCAGTTACTCGCAGCGGTACAAGCACTTCACGGAACTGGCGAAGAAGCTGGAGACCGAGGGTTCCTCGCGGCGCGGTGTTCCGTATGCTGGTGGAATCTCCAAGGCGGACAAGGACACGGTGTCGGCGGATTCGGACAGGATCCAACCGGCGATCAGGGTCGGGGTGCATGACAGTCCCGGGCTCTCAACTGACGATGACGAGGAGTGACAGATGGCAAGCGTCGAACGAGTGAAAGGGCGTCTGACCCGGTTGTATCAGGCAATGCAGAAAAGTGATCTGACAAAGGATCGGGTTTCTGAGTACGAATCAAGCGTGAATTACTACACGGCGATGTTGATCGCGCAGGTTGGTGCTGAAGAGGCTGATCAGTTTATCAAAGGGCTCAGCCAATCGGCTGCGGTCTCGGAGGGTTAAGACATGGCCGCAGATGCATGGAAAAGTTACAATAAGTTCAAGGAGTTCTTGGGCGAGGGTTACATCGACCTCGACGGTGACAACCTCAAGATGGCGCTGTTCCTCAGCACGTCGAACGCAGCGACACTGACGAACGACGAGTACGGTGATCTCACGAACGAGCTGGCGAACGGCAACGGCTACCTGACCGGCGGCATCGTTCTCACGGGAGTGACGTGGACGGAGTCCACAGGGACAGTGACGTTTGACTGCAACGACCCGACGTTGACGGCGAGCGGCGGAACGTTGACGTTCCGATACGCCGTCATCTACGTTGTGAAGACGATCTCGGCCCCAACGGGAACGGTGACAAGTCCGTTGATCTGCATGTCGTTGCTGGACAACACACCGGCGGACGTCTCGGTGACGAATGGCAATACGCTGACGTTCCAGATCAACGCGAGCGGGGTCTTGACGCTAAGCGGGGCTTCGTAAGAACTTTTGTTGTTTGTTTGATAGTTGACCTTTACTTAATCGGGGATTGAGGAATGAGAAAAATTATCTTATCGTTTTTGGCCTTGCTCGTAGCTGTCGCAGCAGACGCCGCCACGGTCTACCAGGTCGAGCCGTACAGCACGAACACCACGCGCAATACGTTTCCTTACGGAACCGCTCCGGTAGGGGCGGAATGTGAGCCTGTAACCATCACGCAAAGCGCGACGGGATCAGTGAAGCATCACTTCCTGAAAGGCCAGTCGTCGCCGACCGGGGTGCTGGCCCCGTGCGTCGCCGTGACGGTTGCCGAGCCGCCGCCCACAACAGGAATGCCGGTCGGCATCCCTGCGATTGGCGCGTGGTATGCCGCGACACCCACAACGGTCACCGCGATCACCAGCGGCACCGCGACCGCACCGACGCTGTATAGTCGCGCAGGCATGCCGGAGATCGTCGGCGTCTACAAGATTGCCTGTTCGTACTGCATCGTCGACACCATCAAGGTCAAGGGTCAGGTCCAGCTGATCGGCGATCATATCGCCCTGCGAAACTCAGAGGTCTATAACTATTTCCCCGGCCGCAACGACGTGGTGGTCTTTGCGAACGGCAACAACATCGTTATATACAAGAACCATATACACAATAACGGCGACATGACCGCCTTTGAGAATGATGTCGGCGCCATCGGCCTCTCAAACGGTACGAAAAATGTGTGGATTCTTGAGAATACGATGCACCACAACTCCGGGGATTCGGTCATTATTGGACATAACCACACTCCGGGGGCGACGGACGCCATCTACATCGGCAGGAATACGATGTACGCCGACAAGGAAAATGCGATCGACCTCAAGGTTGTGAGCAACGTCGTGGTCAGCGAGAACGTGATGAGCGACTACAAACCATCCGGATCGTCCGAGGGTGCAGCGATTGTGCTGCACCACTGCCACCATCAGACCAGAATATTGAACAACAAGATCAGCAATTCGCAGGTGGGTGTGAGCATCGCGAGTATCTCATCCACCTGTACACCGCGCCCCGTCGAGTCATTTGTCATCGGCAACACGTTCGACACAATCGTTGGCAGCGCGGTTCAGATGTGGGACGGCAACAACCTGATCCACGTCGAGGACAACAGCATCAGCAATGCCGCCGTGGGCATTAACCTGACCAACTGCCCGGAAGGAACAACGGTGACAGGGAACACGTTCACCAACGTGACGACACCGACGAAGTATTCCGGCCCGACCTGTCATCCGTAAGTTATGGCCATTGACGTAGTCACGCAGGCAGTCCCCGGCACTAGTCCCAGTGTCGCGACGACGACGTATGCAATCACCACCACTACGTCACTCACCATAACGATCCCCACGGTATCGGTTGATGACATCCTCATCCTGCATCTTGTAAACCGGGACGCTACCGCCGACCCAACGGTAACGGACGACGACACGGGCGGAAATGCATGGGCAAAGATAATCAGCGGGAATGACGGAACCAGTAACGCTTCCGTGTGGTGGAAACGGGCAACCTCCGCCACCTCCGCCAAAACCATTACTGCATCAGGATTCACCGGGTCTTGCGCTGGGGGTCTGGCTGTGTTCAGCGGTGTAGATACCGGGGCTACACCCTACGAAAACGCAAGCTATGAGAGTAATGCGTCTAACAACGAGGCCCACGCAGGATTTACGCCGAGTGTCGATAACTGTCGCATCTTCTTGTGCGTGTTCAACGCCACGAACGACATTCAATCCGCCTCGTTCAGTAGTACAAACCCTGGTGCCCTAACCCAAAATGTCTCAGTTCGTTCGACGGGAGGTCTAGACTGCGAAACGGAAATGGCCTCTGCAAATCAGACGACCGCCACTGCCACCGGAAACCTTACGTGGTCTCAGGCGAACGCCGCGTCCATGTCCATCGTGTTTGCGTTGAAACCAGCGGCAGGCGGTGGTACAACCATAGCAATCGGGGTTGGCACGCTCAGCTTGACGAGTTATGCGGTATCTTTGAATACCTCACAACCTATCGCCTCAGGAACGCTTACCTTGAATGGTGTTGCGCCATCCTTAAATTCGGGGTTGGGGCTTGAGGTCGGTTCACTGAGTTTGACGGGATACGTTGGAACGTTGGGATTTATTGTTCCAATTACGGTAGGAAATCTTTCGTTTACCGGTTATTCTTTGACGACGAACTTGCAGCTTGCTTTGCAAGTTGGAAATTTATCGTTGACAGGATTTTCGCCGTCTCTTGCTGAGTCAGTGACCTTAAGCATAGGATCTGGCGCGCTAAGTTTAACTGGCTATTCGTCGACGCTTGATAACCAATTTGATTTCGGCGCACAGGGGACGTTGTCATTAACAGGGTATGCGTTCAGTGTTTCAACGGGCGCGCAGACGATCCCCATCGGGTCGAACACTTTACTGTTTACCAATTTTGCGCCAGGCCTTGTCGTCACTGCGATTGAGGTCGGTCTTGGGCAGTTAATGCTGTCTGGGTCTACGCCAAGTTTGAACGAGCAGTTTCCCATGGGTTCTTCAGATGTCCTGCTCGCGGGGTTGGCGCCGACGTTGCAGACCGCCCAACCAATCTTGTACGGGGCGCTGACCTTATTTGGGTTAGCTCCGTCGCTTGCTACATCGACATCTGAAATTGCGATTTCGCAAGGCGCATTGAGTTTCTCTGGGTATGCAGTTTCCTTGATCACGGGGTATCCGACAGTTGACATCGGAGTTGGGGGACTCTCGATTAATGGGTTTACTATTGGTGTTGAGCAGCTTCTTCTGATCAGATCGAACAATTTGCGCTCCGACGCATCATTGACCAGTGTCAGGCCAGACATGTCGCTTTTTTCAAAGAGGACTTCTACATGACAAAAGAATACGTCCCCGTCACTCGCATCGGACCCTTCACGCTGGGTGAAAAGCCGGAGCCGTTGCAGATCACGATCCAAGACGCGGATGGTAATGCGCTCGATTTGACAGGGTACACCGCACAGTTCGTCATCGAGTCAGTTGACCAGACGGTCAGTGGGTTAGCTGGTGGAACGTCGGAGGTGGTCACCGCGGCTTCTGGTATCACGCGTTACACGTGGGCCACGGCAGATTTTGCTACGGCAGGGTTCTATCGAGGTCAGATGTGGGTTGGTAATGGGACGTACCGCTACGCGAGCGATGTATTCGAATGGTTCGTTCGCGACTTGACGACGGCACCAAGCATATGACGATCCTCGATAACATTGAGTCTTTGTTCGTCGATGTTGACGGGACATTAGTATTTTGGGAAGGGAAACCCGGTCGAGTCTTCCGTGGTGTTCCGCGAGAAGATCTCCATAAGCATTGCCGGGTGAATGAGGAGTTAGTTGAAGCTCTGAAGCGTTGGTCTAACGAAGATAATTTTTTAGTCGTGTGGACAACTGGCGGCAAGGCTCATGCTGATTGGGCTGTGAAGTTAACGGGTCTCGAGGGATTCGTCAATATGGTTTGTGGTAAGCCGCATGCTCTGATCGATGATGGAACCACTCACTGGGACCGACATCTCAGAATTTTTGATCAACATTTGGAAGAAGTGCGATGAACATCAACGACTTCAAGCACATGATGCCGCACACGGTGACGCACGAGCCGGTGTCCTCGCGCGACGCCTACGGGAAGATCACTTACGGAACGGCAGTCAGTCGTCAGTCACGCGTGTCGTACAAGCAGCGGCAAATCCGCGCGGCGAACGGTGAACTGACGATGTCGACTGGGGTCGTCTGGTTCGCAGCCGTCGTGAGCGTCGACCACGGAGACCGAATCACTTTGCCGGACGGAACAACGCCGCAGATCCTCTCCGTTGAGACGCACGCGGACGACAAGGGTGACCGGTTCACGAAACTCTACTTCGGATGATGAACATGGCGAACGGTATCAGGATCGAGGCAAGCATCTCCGGACTTGGTAAGGTCCAAGCGTTGTTGCGTAAGCACAAGGAGAAAGCTGTGCAAGCGTTGAAGCAGGAGATGTATCAAGAGGCTCAAGGCATCATGACGCAATCAAAGGAACTCGTTCCGGTGGATACGGGGACTTTGAGAGACAGTGGAACGGTGCAGCTGCCGCGTGAAGAAGGCGGTGCAGTCATTCAGGAGTTAGGGTTCGGTGGCCCAGCGGCGCCCTATGCGATCTTCGTTCATGAGAATACCGTGGTGTTTCACAAGGTGGGTATGGCAAAGTTCTTGGAAGTTCCGTTCCGACAGGCACAGCGCGGCATGGCGGTGCGCATCGCGGCAGGAATGGTAAAGACGTTAAAGAGGGGCTGACGTGGCACTGCTCGACGACATCGGAACGCTGTTGGAGAACGCCGCGGTGACCGGCGGCGCGACTGGTTGGCTGCTGCAAAAAGGCTTCATGGGCGATACACAAGACCAAGTCGTGACGATTACCGAGGGCGTTGCGAGGCCGTCAGACCACACGACGGGGACAGGGCACGACTATCCCGCCGTGCAGGCGTTAGTGCGCGGGGCGAAGCTGGATTACGAGGCCGCACGGACGAAGGCGGATGGAGTCATTGCGGCACTGAACGACGTGGCCGTGAGTGGGCAGGTATACATGCTACTTCGACAATCACCGCTGCCACTCGGTGTCGATGCCTTGCAGCGTCCGATGTTCTCGATCAACTTTGATATCATGAGAGAACGGTCGTGAGTCGATTCTATGTCGTTGGCGGAGGACCCTCGCTTCGAGGCTTTGACTGGTCAAGGCTTCAAAGTCGACGCGTGATCGCCGTCAATCGGGCTTTCGAGAAGTTACCCGACGCGGAGGTGGTCTACTTCAGTGACTTAAGATTTTGGAATTGGAATAAGGACGCGTTGCTGAGACACACAGGTCGCAAGGCGTCGTGTATGCGAAAGCTTCGTCATCCCGAGATCGAATCGTATGAGACGACAGGGATCTCCGGTCTGGAGACGACGCCCGGAAAGATTCGCCACGGCAATAGCAGTGGCTACGCCGCGATCAACGTGGCCGTCCACCGCGGTGCGCAGGAGATCGTGTTGCTAGGGTTTGATATGCGGTTCGTCGATGGCCGTTGTCACTGGCACGATGGCTACCCGGTGGCCAACGTAGAGAAGTCATTCAAGCAAATGGTCAAGTACTTTGATACGCTCGTCGGGCCGTTGAAAGAGGTTGGTGTCTTGGTGCTGAACGCCAACCCTGATTCGGCGATTGGCGCATTTCCAAAGATTTCCTTGGGGGAGGCGCTGTCGTGAAGCGGGCCTTCATCTTGTTGCGAGACGCACCCGGGTACCCACGCGAGGCCGTGGCTTGGGGTGCGGCGTCGTTGGGGTACACCCCTCAGTTCGGTGGCGTAGACCGCACCTTCAACGTCGAAGACTTATTGATCACGTGGACGCCGTGGCGCGGTTCGCTGTCGCATCGGTTGGGGGAGCAGCACAGGCGAGATGGTGGAAAGTGGATCGTCATGGAAAACGGATATATCGATGGAACAAAGGTCAAGCAGTATGCCGTCGGCTTGAACGGATTCAATGGTTCCGGTGATCATCGCAACGTTGGGTCTGATTGTGATCGGTGGATGGCACTTTGTTTGGAAGGATTGGACCTGAAACCATGGCGAGAGACAGGCGAGCATATCGTGGTCTTTGGGCAGATGGGTGTGCACGATCACCGGTTTTCGATGCCTCCCAATTGGCCTGATGAGATCTTAGACCGGTTGTTATTGTTGACGCCGCGCAAGGTATTGTATCGCCCAAAGCCGAGCCGGCCGCGGTTACTGAACCGACCGCACCCCAACGCTATGGGGTTAGTCCCTGAATGGAAAGATATTCCGCTGGAACGGCTATTGCAGAATGCTTGGGCGACGGTCGTATACAACAGCAAGTGCGCCGTAGAGTCGATCCGGCGTGGAATTCCAGCTCTGTACGATGGAACCCAGTCGATCATTTCGTCGCTCGTTGAGCGCGGGATCAACTGTATCGAGACTCCACCGCAACCGGCTCGGGAACAGTTCTTTTATGACTTGGCTTACGCGCAGTGGTCGGCGGACGAGGTTGCGACGGGTTATCCGTTCGAGAGGTTACTGTCATGAGCGAAATCATGTTCTTCGCGTCTGGAAACCGAAGGTCGAGGACGCTTTACGGCGCGTTCTCCCAGGGCCTCGCGCGACACGGAAAAAACTTGACCGTCGTTCATGCTGATAACTATGTTGGCGTGCAGTCGGAGGTCGCTGTCTTCTACGGCCTCGTCGATAACCTGAAGAGAATCTATCATGAGTATCGGGCTGCGGGGAAAACGACGATCTTCTTTGATCTCGGATATTGGGGGCGGCTCGACGACGGTCGATACTTGGGATACCATCGTGTTGTGGTCAACGGACTTCACACGATATTGCCTTTGAACAAGGTTTATCCTGACGACCGGCTGAACCAACTCGGAATTTGGGAAGACTCGGTGACGCCGCGCTCTGGAGACCATATCGTTCTTGCCGGACAATCAGCCAAAGCAGCATGGGTGTATGATATGGAGCCGGAGGAATGGGAGCGTGCGGCAATCAAGAAGATTCGAGAGAAAACAGACTTGCCGATCTATTATCATCCGAAACTCAGCTGGCGAGATGCGAAGCCAATAGAGGGAACGATCTACTGGCCTCGCCCTGTTGCGGAGCTACTGGAACGCGCCTATGCTTTAGTGACGCATCACAGTAACTCCAGTCTAGCAGCGTTGGTGCGCGGTGTCCCTGTATTCATGGAGGACGGTATCGCCAGGAATTTGGCACAACGAAACTTATGGCAGATCTTGGAGCCGAGACACCCTGAGCCAACGGACGTCAAGCGACTTTTCGCCGGCGCGGCGTACTGGCAGTGGAAAGTCGAAGAGATCGCGCGCGGGCAACTGTGGTCGCACTTGCGGGACGAGGGGGTGGTATGAACGTCGTCTTTTATACATGGAATAAGTCCTACAAGCGGGACCTCTGCTTTGCAATGGCAGAAGGTGCGCGAAAGGTTGGGCATAATCGAAGGGTCTTGGGTATATTTGAAAAGGTCGAAGACAATGCGGATGTCGCCGTTCTTATTGGGTGTAATCGGGGTACACGCTTGGCGTTCGATGCGTATCGCTCGGCGGGTAAGCACGTGGTCTACGTCGACAAAGGCTACTTA